AGCCGAACCTACATCGCCATCAAGTGTTACGATGCCTGCCATGCCCGCAGCAGATAAATCTATTGTGTTTGGACCATTCGTTATGGTAACGGTGGTGTCGATCGACGTGATATTGGCCCATGCAGGAGCGGCCGCAGTAGAGCCTATCAGCACTTCACCGTCGTTACCCTTACTTGCGCTCGCGTTACCGCCGCCATCTATCTGAAGAACGCCGCTCGCGCCTAATCCAGAAAAGATAACCGCATTGCCTATCGCCTCAAAATCATTAACCACGATGCTGTCATTGAGATTAATGGTGAGAGTGTTACCCGCGCCTGCGGTATTTATATTAGTGCCGCCCAGGACATTGAGAACGTCTCCCACAGGGACAGCGATGCCCGCGTCAGTTGGGAACGTTGCAGCGGCCCCTAAGGATGGATAAATCTGAACCCAGGTAGCAATATTTCCTACAAGGGATACGAGCATCCATACTTGGGATCCCGTCACGATCCAGAGTGTACCGATATTATTATTCTGTACGTCGGCCGGGGTCGGGGGAAAGGGTTGTACAACTAATTGGGGTGGGGCCGTTGGCTCGACACCCATATATGCTAAGGGATTTATACCCGTTAATTTCTTTCCAGTTGCCATAGTTATCCTTCATTAATGACAGGGGCAGAAAATGTGTTGCTCTCTGGGTCGTAGATGTAATTTATTTCGGGACGGTTATTCCCCAATATGGCCTGCTGGCCTTCTGGTGGAGCCCATTGAGTGACCCCATCCCAGATAACCACGCCTACTACCACATTATTTGAATCTATAACTGCGTATCTCGCCATGGATTCTCCTAGAAGTATTCGATGACTATAATTTGACCGTCGCCGCCGTCTCCACCAGCTCCAGAACTAGTTCCATTGATCGAGCCACCGCCGCCTCCTCCACCGCCGCCAGGAAAGCCGCCCTTGCCTCCCTTGCCGGCAGAGCCTCCAGAGCTTTGTCCGCCACCACCGCCGCCTCCCGAGCCGCCCGCGATCATGCCATGCATAGTGGCCCCAGCTGTGGCTGCTGACCCATCTCCACCAGCTATTGTTCCGCCCTCAATGCCGCCATTTCCGCCAGCCAAAATAGTAGTGGTATCAAATTTAGTGATAGCGCCTCCAGCGCCTCCTTGCCGAGGAGTTCCGGTATCTGCGCCGCCACCACCGCCACCGCCGCCACGAATTGTATTATTAGCGCCAGCAGTCGTGCCAGTAGTAATTCCACCTATGCCACCGCTACCAGTGCCGAAAACAGCGTTCCATACGTTATTCGAGCTACCCCCGCTTCCAGCAGAAACGTTACTTGTGTTTCCTCCAGTTCCCGCGGTAGCCCCAGCTTGCGTCGGAGTAAGATTTCCGATTGAAGTTTGATTACCGGGGTTACCATTATTGCCATTACTGTTAGTAGATGCCTGAACTCCGCCGCCACCACCACCGGCACCGATGGTAACGGTTTCAGAAGTATCAAAATAAGATCCGGGGGCGAAATAAACTAGGGAAGGACCCGAGCCCCCTCCAGAGCCGCCTCCGGCAGTCCCCGATGCCCCCTGCCTTCCGCCGCCGCCACCGCTCCCCCCGTTCCAGATGTATACATGAACAAATTTCGTTCGAGTATCCTTTGTCCAGGTTCCGCTCGCTATGAAGGTAGTTACCTTAGTGCTGTTATTTATCGCATTATTCGTTGCCATTAGACCACCGTTAAGTTTCCGATTGAACTTCTAACTACAAAATCAGTGTTGGCTGTGATGCAAACTATCTCGAATGAGTCGTAACGATTAGTAGAGGCTAGTGAGCCACCCGCTCCGGTCGTCGTATTCACCGATCCAAAATGTATCGTCTGGCCACTATTCTGTGCCACAAGCCAGCCACCTGCTCCTTTACCCACAATGGCCATGAGATCACCCAATGCCGCGGTAGCCGGCAACGTCGCCGTTACAGTGCCTGCGTTATTGAGGATGTAGCCATGACCAACTGCCATAGCCTGTGTGGTCCCAGTCTGCTCAGACCAGGCGAGCCCACCGCTTGAAGGAACTGCTTGGAAGGTAGGAGCCACACCCGCGCCATTACTCGTAAGCACCTGTGTCGCTGTGCCAACTGCTGTGGTCACTAAGCGGGTGCCATCGTAATAGACGACGCCGTCAGTATTAGCCATCGAGGTCGCATTAGTGCCGCCATTGGCGATCGCTAAGGTGCCCCCCAATGTCTCGGTTGATCCGGAGCCAGCGAAAGTAAGCCCTGTGGTTCCACCAGTGAAGGTGAATGCTGCGCCCGTGAGCGCTCCACCCGTATCTCCTGTGATAGAGATACTACTCGCAGGAAGTGTCGCATATGCAGGAGCAACGCCAGCGCCGCCAGATCGTAAGAATTGACCAACGGTTCCGGTGGCTGTGGTGACTAATCGAGTGCCGTCATAGTAAACGGTGCCGTCAGTAGTCGCGAATGAAGTCGCGTTTGTACCGCCGCTACCGATTGCTAGCGTTCCTCCGAGAGTTTCCGTAGAGCCTGCGCCAGCAAATGTAAGCCCCGTACTTCCACCCGTAAAGGTGAACGCTGACCCAGTTAATGCGCCGCCGCTATCTCCAGTTATGGATATAGATGCCGAAGGAACTGCTTGGAAGGTAGGAGCTAAGCCCGCACCGTTGCTGGTAAGGACATTGGTAGCTGTGCCGACCGCTGTAGTTACAAGCCGAGTGCCGTCATAATAGACGACGCCATCAGTGTTAGCCATAGAAGTTGCGTTAGTACCGCCATTCGCAATAGCTAGGGTTCCACCCAATGTTTCTGTAGAGCCTGCGCCAGCGAATGTAAGGCCCGTTGTACCACCGGTAAAGGTAAATGCACCACCAGTGAGAGCGCCACCACTATCGCCGGTTATAGATATAGAGCCGGAAGGGAGTGCTTGTGAGCCAAGTTGGCCAGTGGCATCTATGGTCGCCATATTGAGGCCGCCGCCGCCAGGAGTCACGCCATAGATGCCTGCAATCTGGGTGAAGTTCTGTTGTCCAGCCCCAGACCCCTGTGTTCCTATGATGATCTTATGGTTATCGCCGGAGGTGCCAGCGTTTCCGATCATGATATTACTGCTGTCGGAAGTATCTAAATTAAATCCAGCACTAGCACCGATCGCCGTATTATTACTTCCAGTGGCTATCTGTAGAAGAGCTCTATAGCCAAGAGCAGTATTATTACTACCACTGGCGCCTATTGAGCCAATAGCCTGGAAGCCGACACCGGTATTCTGTGACGCCGCAGTATTCGCTGCGTTTAAGGCATTGAACCCTACCGCAGTATTAGAATCTCCTGCGTCATTATTCTCAAGGGCGCCAGATCCCACCGCAGTATTCCTGATCGCCGTAGTGACTGAAAGAAGCGCACCGAATCCGATACCAGTGAGGTCCGTTCCAGATAGGGTTCCATTTCCTGCAGAAGTACCAAGGAAGGTATTATGCGATCCGAAGGCATGCATAAAGGGAGACGAGTTGATAAATATCGCGCCATCAGCTAAGCCGGCAGAAGTAGAGGGGAAGGTTATTCGCCCCGCCTGTACATCCACGCCGCCCGTAGTAGCGATTAATCCAGAGCCGGCAGTAACCGTTCCAGAAACAGAAGGGCTCGATACTAGATTAATAGTAACGGTTGCCACTGCAGCCGAGGTAGAGATGTTGCTTCCACCCGCGATAGTGACAGTCGTTCCCGTTGCGGAGCCAGTATCGCCATCAAGTGTCTGTATGCCGCCCACTGGAATTGCCTGCGTAGCCATTAATCCCGCGCTATCGATTACCACCATGTCAGAGCCAACTCCAGGAGTAGCGCCGAAGATGCCCGCTATGAAAGTGGTATCCTGTTGGCCAACGCCGGAGCCATTGGTTCCTATGCGAATCGTGTTGGCGTCTGCTATGACGCCCTGATTCCCTATAAGAATGTTATAACTCTCATTGGTGGTATAACTCAGGCCCGCGCCCGACCCGATCCCAATATTCTGATCTCCAGAGACCAAATTCTGCAGGGCAGAGGTGCCCATAGCAATATTGGCATTACCCGTTGTGAGAAGCTCTAGGGATTGGGCCCCGACAGTCACATTGGTGGAACCAGTCGTGAGAGACTGCATCGTAGTGGCACCAAATGCCGTGTTAAAGAGTGCTGAAAATACATTAAGGGTTAGGTTGCCCGATCCTGTGCCCACAAATACGTTGCCAGCGGCCAGCGTGTTAATGAAGTTGTTCCCATTCACCAGGAGCAATCCCTCAGTTCCCGCTGCATTCGTGAAGGGCATCGTGATGTTGCCCGCAGTTACCTGCATATTCCCGTTATCTACGACAACCGCGCCGCTGCCGTTGGGCGTGAACGTGATATTGCCATTAGCTGCGGGATCTATCGTCATCTGTAAAGGCGTGCCGCCCGGCGTAGCGTTGGGGTTAAGTGATACCACCACCTTCAGCTTGCCCGAATCACCAGCATCTAAGCCGATGGCCGCAGAGGATACGGAATCTATTTCTTCATAGACATACGGGCTACCATTATCTCTAAATCCTAATTTTCCCATGGTAGCTCCTAAAACTGATAGTAGAATTCATAATCGGCTATCCAGTTCCAGGTCTGGCCCGCGACGCCGATCACATTAATCTCTGCCATCTCAGTTCCTATATTTACTGAGCCAGAGATGTCCGCCGTAGAAGTTGTGTTGGCACTGATGATGGGAGCTCCCACTATGGTCACGTCCCCACCGGCCGGTCGGAGGACGGTAAAAATAACTTCACCACCCCAGGCATCGGCAAAGTTGTCTCGCAGACCATTAATAACCGCCTTAATAGTGATCATCTCGCTATCATTCACGGGCAGAGAGATGATATTAACGGTCACTAATCCGATAGTTTGCGCAGAAGCAGCGCCCGCATTGGTCTGGGAAATGGTGAGCGTACTAGTTCCTGGGTTCCCAGTAACGGTAAGTACTCCAGTTCCTACTACGTTAATATTATTACCAGTAGGGCCTACTGGCCCTCCGGTGTTTCCCGTAAGTGTTTCGACAACAGTAGGAGGGACCGGGCCACCGCCAGATCTCTGTAATATTTGACTCATACCAACTCCTATGCAGATTCTGCAGCGTATATAACCTCTAGGTATACTGCGCCGGAAGAGGCAGGGGTCCCGTTATCCCTTATATACAGACGGGCACCTTGGGCGAGGTAAAATCCACCACCTGGGCCCTTATTACTGGTAAAGTCATAGATACGCGCCTGGCCAGAAGGGATAAAGAGATGGTCAGTGATCCCATTAAAGGAGCCGAAGACGTCTACGTCAGTTTCATTCTCGATAACTATTTGATGCGCTGGGTTATCTAAAGTTCCCCCCACTCCCGCATATGTGCCCGATATTCCTCCAAACGCCAGGGTCCTCAGCGGCTCCCAGGCGACTCGAATTGAGATTGCATACATAGGCACTCCTTAACTGATGTCGGGTTGATAGTAGCCAGCAAGATAGACGAGCCCTGCGCCAGCGGCGCCTCGCACGTATATCACTGTGCCCTTTGCCATAGCAGCGCTTGAAGTATTGGGGACAGCATTCGCCTGAAAGTCGAGCTGTAATCGCTCTCCAGGGAAGAGATGGTCATGAGCAGTCGCTCCGCCATCGTAACTAATATCTATTTCTCGATTTGATGAATTAATAATTCTCAAGATCACACAGGGGGCCTGAAGCCCCCCGTTTAATGCCACAAAGACACCTGTGAACGTTGCAGAATTTACAGAAGTAAGCGGAACCGCTTTTATGTAATTCTTTACGGCCATATCATTCCTATTTCTAGGACTGAACACCAGCATCCGTTTTCGCGGCGTCCTCGGCGTTAGCTTTCTGGACGGCGAGCGCTTTCGCGTTATCCTCCATCTGCATCACCTGCATCCGTATATCGTCGAGGGCCTTATAGACCTCTTCGTAGGGAGCAGCCCAAGGAATCCCGAAATCGTAAATACGGTTTTCAATCGCATGAACAACTTTAACTATTGCGTACAGATCCATAAGATCCTCCGGATTAAAGGGGGTAGACTAACCAAGCGGCAGTCTAACCCGCCCAGGAACCAGTGACGACTTATGTACACACTTAAGCGCCAGTGACAACGAACGTCCACACCATGGCGCCAGTGGTATTAATCCAAGCCCGGTCATTTATCCCAGCACCCGCTGTATTGAGGTAGAGGGACCCCTGCGCTGCAGCTAGTGCGCCGTTAGGATCACCCGCTCCCGCATAGATTCCCACGCCATTCACAATGAAGTTCCCTGCGGTCGCCTCAATATTACCAGCCGTGGCGACAATATTGCCGGCAGTTGCTGTGATGTCGCCCATAACCGCAGTGATATTGCCCGTTGCGGCATCAATATCGCCGCCCGTAGCAGTGAGGCCATTCGCTGCACTTACATTGCCCGCTAGGGCATCTATATTGCCCAAGGTGGCTACGATATCGCCATTAGAGGCCACAATGTTGCCGTTGGTCGCGGTGATATCCCCGTTTGTCGCGGTGATCGCATTCGTGGCGTTCACATCATTTCCCGCATCTACATCGCCTGCGGTTGCGGTAATATTGCCCGCAGTCGCTACGATATCGCCAGCGGTCGCTATGATATTTCCTAAGTCGGCTGTAATATTTCCACCCGTTGCCTCAAGGGAGAAGAAAATGCCAGCGCCAGTTCCGGCAGATGCCCACGTCGCCACATTAGCTACGATCGATGTTAAAACAAAGTAGGAATTGGTGGCGGTATTTACCCACTGGGTTCCGATTTGCGCCTTATCGTTGGCGGTAGGATCCCGCTTCGAGATAATAGATAATGGTGGTTCCGGGATGAGGGCTTGGGTAAGGCCGTACGACACCTGTTGATATTGTGCTACACTCACGTCTTTCTCCTTAAATAGAGAGATGATAGGTTAGCTCCCAGTAAGATAGAGTCACGCGAGTTACACAATGCGATTATTGACAATGTGTACACATGGTGTACAATATTATTAAGTAGTAAAGGAGCTACATGATGAAGAAACGGCTTAATAAGAAGCGTCTTGCGGTAGATTTACCAATAGAAATTCATAATGAGATAAGAGAACAGGCCGAAAAGCGACGTTGCACGATAACGAAATACATCATATGCGTCCTGCGCCGGGTAATCCAGGAAGAGAAGAGATATGAGTGAAATAGAAGTAATGTTTCCGGATTTCGGAAAATGGGTAGCGAGGCCAGCAATGATCTTAGGGGTTATGCTAATCGTGCTCTATACACTCTCTCACTATTACCATGATGCGTGGGTAGCCTTTTTTCTATTGGGGGCGCTAACGCTCCTAGCGGTCGTGGTAGCCGCAATATGTATACCGCTGGGTAAGTATATTAGGGATGCGAAAGCAAATGGAACTATTACCGAGAGGGATGAGTTCTGGGCTTGCGTAATACTACTCGCTGTCTATCTCATGCGTAGATAGTTATATAGATTCTCCGCTTTTAAACTTCTGCGCTAAGGCATCAAGCTGAGGAGCTATTCGATCTTCCACCAAAGTATCGAGATTGGCTGGCCTTTTCCCGCCGTTTTCTTTAATAATCTGGTCCATGGCCTTCTTGCGCAATATCGCCGCCTCGTTGAATGAACGAAGATTTGTAATCACCCGTCGCTTTCCTTCGTCAGACTGGGACAGGGTCGGGACGGTAGCTAAAAAAGTCTGGACATCATAGTTAGTAAGCCTAGAGCCAAAGGTTTCCTTAGCGTCCTTAAGGAAGTCATTGCTGAGCTTCTTGAACTCTTGCGACTGAGGAGATAATAGAGCACTCGCAGCGCCACTTAATCCCTCTCCGATCCCCTTGCCAATTTTAGTGCCCACATAGCCGCCCCCACCAACTCCTAATGCGCCACCTGCTAATCCAAGATAGGCTCCTATAGCCCCACCTACTGCCTCGGAAACCCCAGGTATATTATCAAGAATACTTACGGAAAGCGCGCTGTTGAGCTTGCCCTCTTTTATAAGCTGCTCCATGCGATCGAGACGCTTATTATTATTCTGTGCCGCCTTGGCTCCCTTGCTGATTTCGTCGTATACAGGCTTCGTTTCCTTATCGACGATCTCGCGCTCTTTGGCGCTCAGCTTCTCTTTATGGAGCTGATTAGACTGCTGCATGGCCGCAAGCTTTAATTTATGCTCTGGCGAGATTCGCGATGCGCGAAGTGTATCAGCGAAACTTTTTGCGCGCTCAGCCTTCTTAGGGGACTCAATAGGAGATGGCATCTGCGGCGCTTGCGCTCCCTGGGCTGAAAGCTGCTGCCCAAACGCCTCAGGAGTAATCCCCTTGCCCGAGGCGATGAGATTCTGAAGGGCCGATAGCTGGGGATTTTGCTGAGGGGCCGCTTGCTGATAGAACTGTTCCATGCCGGGCTGCTGTTGCTGCTGGGGCTCTCCGGAAAGAGCGGCAAGCGCTTCATTAAGCCCCTGTCCTTCGGCCGCAGCGAGATAGTTTTTGACCACGAGCTCTTGGAGTTTTTCAGGGAGGCTCGCAATCTGCATCGCATTTTGCTCGGGGATACCCAAAGAAGCCAGTCCCTGAGCGGTCATTTGGCGCTGCTGTCGACCAGCGAACTGGTTTAATTTATTCTGGGCTAACACATTAAGGCCTGATGATAGCCCAGTACCGAGCAGTGACCCGAAATTTGGATTTTCATTTATTATTTGAGGCATCGTCGCTCCTTATAGCAATCCGAGGTACGATAATCCGGCCAATCCGCCTAGCTGACCCAACGCAGGAGCCGCTGACTGGAAGAGACCAGGCTGAGAGGGTGAATAGGCAGACTCATACTGCGGCTGCATTCCCAGGCTTAAAAGAAGCTGCAATAGCTGGGTATTCTGGCCCTGCTGGGCAAGCCCATATTTTGACTGGAGAGCGCCGAGCCCTTCTTCGAGACCTGCGCCAGCGCGACCAAGGGCCGACTGGAATGCGCTTGATCTCTGGCCACCACCCATCGCCGTAAATCGTTCCGCAAGGCCGGGAATGGTCTGCGTCTGAAACTGAGTGCGAGCCTGCTGGGCTATGGGACCGAAGTCGAATGACCCCGGCGCCTTCCCGCCCTGCAAGAGGGAGAGAGCCTGCATGATAGATTGATTCTGCAATCCCTGCTGCTCCTGCCCAAAGCGCGGGAAGAGTAATGTTTTGGGATCGTAGCCCGTGAGGAAGTTCCCACCGCCGCCATAAGTCTTGGCTCCAGGAGCTTGCGCGGGCTGGTTCGATGTTCCACGGCCCCCTAAATAACCTGCTAATGCACCACCCGCTGCCCCAAGGGCTAACGGTATTAATGGAAATGGCATATGCTTCCTTTCCTAAAGTTTTCATTCCAGTCCCACATCATAATTACGTCACGCCGGTTTTACAATAATTACTGCCTGATATACTCCAGGATCACATAACACACGTCAAAATTGGTCCTATTTGAGCCAGTTACTATGTTCACATTCACCGCATCAACGTAGAGCTCTATATTATTGGCCAGGACGGGCGAAGCATAGGGTATGGGTATATACGTATGCCCAACCGTGTCTGATGCAGTAGCGTAGATCCTGGTGAATGTATAATCGTTATTGATCGGAATTCCATGGGCGACAGACTTGAGTCCTGCGTTAGGGAGTCCACCGAAGTTGATTACCTTCCTGAGTACCTGTCTAAAGACGGGTGCGGAGGTGGTCTGAGAATCTAAAAGAGGATTGGGGAAGAAGAGCTGTCCATTTACGAACTCAGACGTATTATAATATCCCGCGTCACGTAAATTCAAGGATATCGCGATATTATTTATATTCTGGTACAAACGAACGAGAAGTTCTTTAAATTCAGGGCTTTTTACATCGACCTGATATAACTCGGCGACGTCCCAGACGTTCGTCGTTGGGACAAATGCACCATAACTATTGGGATTCGCCATTATTGTAACCTCGTGCTTACGGCCATGGTATGGAGAACTAGTCCTTCAAGTTCGAAATCGGCGAATGCGATCTCGGGATTGGAGATCTGCTTATCACTGAAATAGAACTGAAGTTGAATACAATCGCCTTCTGTCTGGAAATATACCGGATGCCAGAGCTTTTCCTGGTAGGCTTCGAGGGGATAAAAGACGGGATCATAAGGATAGGTCTCTAGTATTCCCGTCCCCATAATCGCGCCGGTGTTTTTGCCACCGTAGAGCATGGGAACATAAGAAGAAGATGGATAATAATCTACGGTAATCTCACCCGTTGGGGTCTTCTGAACGCCGAAATCTATCTTCGCTAAATAGACATTCATGCCCTTCTTATCGTACGGGTTCCACTGCTTACTCTGTATGGTGATATTAGAGACGCGGGTAATGTAGCCGCCGCCAGTATATGTTCCGGTGAATTGCGGAGAGCCAACAGAAGAATAGACGAGCACATGATCCGTATCTATGATACTCGCCACATTCCAGATAGTCCCGTTTATGCCCGCTCCGATGCCCTGAGCTCCCTCGATCATGATATAGTCATCGACATTCAGGGTATGATCGATAATGGTGAGAATGATTCCACTGGGAACATTATTGGCCATATCGGTGAGCTGCATCGCTCGTGCATTGCGGCCGTAGTCGGCATCGATTATAAAGACGAAGCCTTCCTGGTTCCCCGCGATTACTTGGCGAAATTGTGCAGAAGTCGTGCCACTAGACCAGGCGAATTCCGCCGTCTCCCAGGTTTCCGTGGTGGATGACCACGTGATGCCCAGCTGCTGCTCAAAATATCCGAAAGCTGTAATGCAATCATCATTAAACGCCCAAGTGCCAGTGCGATAATTATATACAAGAACTCGTGTAGGGTAGACCTCCGATGGGTTTTGATAGGTGGCGGGAAAGGTCCAGTAGACCATTTCCACGTAATAATCGCGAATCCCGGCAACCCGAGAGACGCCCTCTTTCTTATCTATGATCTGGAATACTTGGTCCGGGATATCGTTATCGATACGCTCAACGTTCGCACCATTACAGGCGTGCACGCCTGTATTCCCGATGGTTAAGATCACCTTATCAAAAGGGACTGTAGAAAAGGTAGATTCTGAGCCAAGCTCTGTATTAATTTTTTGCCATAAGAATGGCTGGATCTGGTTACCAGTATATACCAGCTCCCAGGTGCTGCGCTCAAAGTAGACGATCAGCCTGTCCTTAATGAACTCTGCGCTGACAATCGCCTCTTCAGTGGTCGCATCTATGAATCCCGCGCCGTCAGCAGTGAGCTGATTCGGCTCGAGCCATGCATTAGCCGCTAATGGACTTCCGTTGTGGGAGAATCTACATCGGTTCACGAAAGAGGTGTTCGTCGTGCCACCCGCATCCTGCTCGATGGTATTCAGGAGCAAGAGCCGGTCCTTAAAGGGAATGATGATTCGCGCCGTCTGCACGAAGTCGCCCGCCGTGAGGAAGATCGTAAGCGCGGAGAAATCTGCCCAGACGGTACCGTTGAAATACCACATTGGGTCGTCAGTAAGGGCGGGAGCACCGATCGTCGCGTTAAAGTTAGTAACGAAGAGTACGACATTATCGGCAGTTATGCCATCCCAGTTATAGGACCAGAAGAAGTCAGTATTATCCCCATGCCATATCGGCGTAACGCCCGTACCAGACCGCTGCCAGAAGCCACCCGCGAAGACATAGGCGAACTGGGTGTCAAAGGCATAGGACGGTTGGTCGTTAATGGGGCCAGACTCATAATTGGTAAGGCCCATAACGGGTTCGGCCGGATAGAAATAGATTTGGGTAAGGGCCGGAGCGCCCACAAAGACATAGTTGCCGTTGGAGGTATCATAGGTGGCAGTTGGAGTTACCGTAGTAGCCAGCATCGTTGCAGGAGTGCCAGCGACATTGACGGTATACATGACGGTACCGATCGAGAACATCTGGCCCACCTTAAAGATGTCGCCAGGAACAGTTCCCGTTGCGTTACCGCCAGCATCGGTGATGCCCACTGCCGCGCCGCCCTCTAGGGCAATACGCAGGCGAGAATAGAGTGGCTCAACAGCCGCGCTCGGCCAACCACTTCCCATAAAGCGAGAGCCGAATCGTTTGCGCACGCGACCACGAAACAGGTATGCATTATTCAATTGGGCGAAGGCGTCATCAGAGATGAGCCATGGCCTCATGTTAGTTTGCAGCCCTGAGCTCAGAGGCGCGATAAGAAAACGATCGTATGCCATATTAGTATCCTATGACAAGATATTGGAATCCGCCCGTAGCTGGACCCGTGGCAGTTCTACTCGAGATATATACACTAAATTGGGTAGGACTAATGATATTAGATAGCCGCACGGCAAAGTTAACGTCGCCAACCGAGGTATTATAAGGGGTTACCTGTACCGTTAGTATTTGAGTTAACGCTGGACCGTTTGCAGCAGAGGTAGATAGCGTCACTGTGGCCAATCCGGTAAAGCCTGTGAAATTGCCCCATCGCAAGACGATGCCCGATGGAAGGAGCGTCCAACCCGGCGATCCCTGGGCTGGAGCCGAATTGGCACTCAAAACAGAAGCCGTTGCGGGCACTTGGACTACCGTTGCCTGATTAGTCTTATTAATGAACAGTTCATTCTGGGTCGTCAGTGCGTATGCGGCATTGTAGAGACCTAATTCACCGGCGAGGAATCCTGCCCCCGCTGGAGGCGTTGCTCCTTGGAGGGGTAAGGTTACCCATTTATGCTTCCCTGCTCCAGTGGCCGCAAAGTCCACATGGTTTACATCTATCAGCGCCTGAAGAGCGCCGAAGTTATTTAAGAGGTTTCCCTGCGATACGGAAAGTAGATCCGTAGGCTGAGGAATATTTGGATTATAATCTGATGGTACTGGCATCTCAATTCCTATGTGTTACAGGAAAATTTCCTATTCTTCCTACTTCATTGACATGACACATTAAAATGGACCTCCTCCCCAACCCCATCCGCCTCCGCCACGACCGAATCCGGTCTGTTCGGTGTAGATGGTCGCGGTTCGTTCATTGGTATACTGGACAACCGTTCTGCGCAAGCAGAGCCGTTCTTGTGTCTTAAATTCGGGCATGATCGCCTGCACGCTCTCCATATCCATACGATCTTCGAATATCTTCTTAGCGGCGCCATAGGCGATATACTGCCACCACTCTTCCAGTTGAGGAGTAGAGGTGGTCTCCATAAGGAAGGTCGGCGCTACGTAGCACTCGAAGTTAATTTGATACGGTTGGTCGGGTACGGGGCGTAAAAAGAAGGTATTGTCGTAATAGAGCAACGCCTGAGGTAACGCCACGATCTGTGGAACTGTCTGGCTATTGATAGGCTGCCCTACTCCGGGTGCGGTCGGGAAGGTAATGGTAAAGGCGCCAGTCACATAGTTAACGTTATTTATAGGATTGACCACGGTCGGAGGGGTGGTTGGCTGAAAGCCGGGAACATAGAGATTCCCCACCGTCGTTGGATTACCAGTGGTAGTGCTTACTACGGGCACATCCACGAGCGCGAGCCCTGCATTACTCACATCGATAGAGCTGAAGAGCACGTTATTCTGGAGGAGCGTAGTGGTCTGATTGGCGAGTGAGGGATTTACGAAGTTCGGGCCGGTGTTATTGGTAATTACTCCCGTGTAGCTCGTAGTAACACCATCGCCAGTAGTGCCAATAGACAGGATGCTGTTAGTAAGGGGATAAATACCGAAAAACTGTTCGCGCGACTGAGAAAAAAATGACTGATAACCGGCAATATACACAGGGTCATGGATGGTCAAGTATCGATTTTGAAAGTTATATAGTTGGTTAGTGGTAACGCCCGCGAATGATATCTCATCAGTAGGATATCGATCCTGGAACGAGTTACACCAGAACTTAAATGTGGTGCGCAGATTGAACATGCGCAACTGCTCTGGGAAGTCATATACCACAAACGTGTTAATATAGTTATTGAGATCATCGTCGGTCAATTGGTTCTGGGACGGCGACCTAGTAAGCCGTCTCACTTTGACCTGGATCGAGGCGAGGGTATTGCCGGGAGGATTAATTGGCATGAGTACTCCTATGGGAAAGGCAGAACATTAACGGTCGCCGCCTGAAGGGTTTCATCCACTTCTCCGATCGGCACTACCTGCGCGCATATATTCACCGCTGGTGGCGGTGATCCTGGTATGGCGAATGCATCAAAGTCGGTGCTATCTATCGGGATAGTAAACGTAGTAGGACTCGTTACGAGAATCGGACCTGTTAGCTGGTCAGCTTGCTGCATGCCATCTGCTGGCGGGATATCTAACCGCACAATGGTCCCATCTTTATACTGATGGGCAAAGGTGGTCGTCACAGTCATCGGAAACGACTGCGTAATCGCTGCGATCAGGCGCATAGCTGGCTGAAAGATCGGGTTCGGATTTGCGTAACAACGAGGCATCTTAGATTCCTGCGGTTTCTACGGTTACAATTTCAGGGGTTCCCACTGCGGAAAGATCGTCGATATCAACGAACTCTAAGCTTTGGAAGCTACAGCGGCGCACCTTCTGTCCGATTTTCATCGTAGGGCGTCCGTTTTCGTCCATCGCATAGGCGTGCACTGGATACCAGCAGTTCTTATTCAGATGCTTAGCGACCCCTAAAGGAAGGGTGTAGATCTCGCCGTCAACTAAGTCGAAGCGCTCAATCTCGTCCTCTTTATAGGCCTTGTATACGAAGCTCATGAGCCCGCCTGGTACTTCATGGAAGATAAACTTACCACGCACGGGCTCACGGTCCTTATCGCGCATGTAGCGAAGATTAGGGCGCGCTGCTTTATCAGTTGTTCTCGTTACTCGTGACATAGTTCTCCTTTTTAGACGGGAGGGAGGAGAGTCCATCCGTTATAAACAAACTCCCTCCCGAATGTACAAACGTAGTATTGCTATTACGTGTTAAATGACTTACCAACTTTCCAGAAGATAAGGTCACCATTTTGTCCGGCAGGAGAATCTATCCCTGCGGATAACTTAATACCAATGAAGCCGGTGTTAACGGTGGCATCATTGAGCAAGTTAGGATCGGAGTTTACTGCATTCGCTTCTTCGCCAAGCGGAGCCACAATCGCCGGTGTAAACGGTATTGCTGCTGCAAGTGGGAATCTGAATGCGGTGAATCCGGTCGAATCTACGTTAATCGTGAACGTGTCTGCTGTTACTGCAACGACGTCGACTGCGAGATTGTCCATCTCGATCATGCCGAAGGCTGCAGGAACGTGCATACGCAGTTCTTGGCCAACCGTATATCCGTGATCAACGCTCGTCGTAACCACAGCTTGTGCAGCCTGTGAGATATTAACGATGAAGCGTCGGGTAGGATAAAATAGTGGATCAAACGCGATTCTGCGATAGAATCCGCCAGTACCAGCTGCTCCGGGAGCGTTAGCCAATGTGTTGGCGAGGCGGAAAGTACCGCCGCCGACAGCATCGATTGAGAAGTCGTAACCGCTCAAGTTTAGCTGGCCAGGCACATTGATAAGACGCACCACGTCGCCATCCGAAAGTCCGGCGATGTTTGCTGTTACCACTGGGCGTGTAGCGTTCGTTGAGGCAGCAACTGCAACTGCTGGTCCGTTAGGATTCAATGAAGAATCTACGAGTACGAAGTTATTCGCAGCCGTTGGGACTAGGTTAACTGCCGTCGCGGCGCCGTTCGATTGAGATTCGATACCGATACCGTTAGGCATGCCTAATTGCCACTGGAATTCATAGCCAGTGTCAGCGGCGTTAGCCTGTATTTGGGTAAAGTTAATGAGTTCGATCCAGTCTACGCCAGAGCGGACATTCAGCGTAACCGCTGCGCCGTTAGCCGTGAAGAATCCTTGCTGAATTATTGTTCCGTCCATGTCATCTCCTTAAGCAAGTGTGGCACGAAGGTTCAATACCCAAAGATCGTTCGTGATCCTTGGAACTTCAGCAAATTTATAGCCGACCGATACGTTCAGGGCCAATGGTCCGTCGTAGATAGGTGGGCGATAAATGAACGAAGCGCTGTATCCGTCTTGTTCGATACAGGCGTATGCCTCCATACCAACACAGAATATGTTGTATACGTTAGCGCCGAGCATCGAAGCATTAGCGGTTACAGAACCGATTGAAGAGATAAGGAAGCGTAGGTTTCCTATCGCACCCCATTCTGAACGGAGAGCGTTCATAGGTGCTGGATACTGGTTCTTCTGAATGAAGCCAGCTACGTTGTCCAAGTTTCCGGTCAAGTTCGTTGAGCAGAGTGCGAAATAGGCATCTCGAACTGGCGCTGTACCGAACTTATCCTCACCCTCGATGTTATCCATGATCGTGTAGGCGTTGTTATTTAACAGCGCGCGCACAACCGTGTCTACGTCGGAGCGGGTAATTTCCGTTGGGTTATCGCCGTTTACGCCGCCCGTACAGTTAATGAAGGCAGCGGTACCTGCGAGCATGTCGCGGGTAAGCTGATCTTCGGTCTGACGGAGGGAAACACCAAGACGTGCTGCACATTCGTTCAACACTGGATCTTGGTTCTGGAGGGTTACCTGTTCGTTAATTTGAACATAGGTTCCATAAAAGCTGATCTTCGCATCGATATCCACTGCGGTTAGGTTTTGCGCAGGAGGTGTAACCCCTGTGTTTCCGAGTGGTACCATTGCTGTATTCAGCGGATTATACCTACGCATACGCATCGTTGTACCACCATTACGGGGCATCGTTTTGAGCATGGCAGGTATTTTATGGATCATATTCGGTACTGGTACGCTGAGGAGCTTATAATTAAAGCTCTGCTGCACTGGGGCAGGCAACGTACTGGTCGTTGTGATCGCCATAGTTATCCTTGCGAATAAAGTATATCTAAGCTGGCAAGGCCCTTCTTGTGCCAAGGCTGGTGAGACCTATACACCATCGGGTTGGCGAACACCCAGTACGCCGGGTGGAGGTGCGACACTCCATACGCTACTGAAAGCTTAGGAGTAGAAACATAAATTAGGCAATATAATACCCTCGGCAGAAAGAATTGGGGGGATCTACCGAGGGCTGTGTAGTAGGCTTAGTTAGCTCGTCGAGCGGCTTGCATCTCTTTTATAAGCTGATCCTTAAGCTCGGGGGTAAGCCCATTCGCAAAAGCATTGGCTTTAGAGAGCGGCGAATCGCCCTGTTGTGGAGCAATGCTCGCAGTTGGCTTAGGCTTGAACGCGTTTTTCTGAGCAAGAGCTCGGTCTGGTTCAAGGGCACCAGTATCCTGATAAATTCCCATCTTCTTAATAATCGTGTACGCGGATGCGGCACGTGAGTATAGATCTGGTGAAGAATGGATAGTTTGAGCAATCTCAGGGTACATATCGCGCAGTGTCTCAATGTGTTCCTTCGTGACTATTTTATCGAAGTCAGGGTATTGGGCCTTGAGGCGTGTCTCAGTAGTATCTACAGAAGCCTGTTGGCGATAGCCTTTCAGTTCTTCTTCGAGCTTCCTGATCTTTTTAACAACCTTAGCAAGGTGTTTGCCCTCAGCAAGCTCATCGGGTCCAATATGAAATTCGTCATCTTCAGGCTGTGGAGCAGCTTGGGCACTCCGTGCTTCGATTTCCTGTAGTCGGCGAATGGCTTCATCTCGCTCCCTCTCAACTCGTGACGCTTTTTCGCGCAACAGACGAAGATTCTTCTCTTTATCAGTTTCCACGGGCTGTGGGACTGTAACCTGCTCAGTTGTCTCCTGATTGTCGACAACTTCTTGCGGTTCCTGAGCGAGGGTGTTCATCACCTCGTTATCGATCATGCAGTCTCCTTTATACTACTTGAGCTTGCTCGTCATATTCACTATTGAGGTGCCTACATAAGTGGTAGAGCGTCCCATCAGAGAAGGCGATTACATACTGCAGCAGCTCATGCTCCTCGGAAGAAACATGGGCTGCATTCTCCCTTAAATAAAAACAGGCCTCCCGACAGGGAATGGACCAGATAAATTCGATCTCTTCATCTTCATGTCGGTACCGATAGACCGCTTGGTCATAATTCGGGGTCGGACAGGACAGGCGGGGAACAAAATAGTTACGGAATACGTTAGGCATGAGCTTTTCGCTCTTGGTGAGCACGGTAACGAAGAAGTCGCGTGGATGTTTCTTGCGGAACTCCATGACACATTCAGTGAGCTCTTCAAGATAGTCCTCTTGCATCGCCCGCTGTTGGTCTATGACGGTGGTAACTTCTGGCTCTTTTGACATAAGGTCGAGCGCAACTTTCCCGACCGTCTCCTTAAGATCTTCCATATATTCCCTATTTCCTGTTTATTTCCCAGACTGGAAGAGACATACTGGCCCTATACTAGAAAGGCGCATATGAAAAAGCTTCTTGTGTACACAAATTGGGTACTCATAGTACTAGGCTGTAAGGCTGCCGAAGACATGCGGAGGCCATCGCCCCTGCGGCGCCTCATTACGCGATCGATTACCATAGAAGATATCGCGGCAGAGCGCGAGGCCCAGGAAGAACAGCGCAGGAAGGCTGCAGAAGAGCAACTCTTAGAGCCGAATTCTCCCCCAATACCACCACTACCCTCATTTCCCGCACCAGTATTACCGCCCGTTGTCCTGCCAACTGTTATCGATATGCAGCCAGGCAAAGGCTCTCCTCGGCCAATGCCTCG